CGCCGGGGTGAGCTCGAGGACTTCCCCGTTCTCGTTCACCATCCGCTGGAGGCTCTTGACGGTGCCGTTCTTGAGGCCGTCGAGGCAGTCGGCGATGGTGTGATCCCAGTCATCGCGGAACTTGTCCACGAGGTTGAGGCCGCCGATTTCCTTCCGGCGGAACCACGCGACGCCCTTCGTTTCCTCCGGGGTGGCCCCGTTGAGCTTCGGGTCGAACATCTCGGCTTCGCACAGGTACAGGTAAACCTGCTTGCCGTCCGGGTCCACATGATTCAGCGTCGCCGTGACGGACAGGCGGGGGAGGTCGCCGATCTCCTCGGTGGTCTCACGGACCGCCGCCATCCATCCGTCTTCGCCGATGTGGCAGGTGCCGCCGGGCATCCCCCACTGGCCATCCGGGCGCTGCTGGAGCAGGTAACGCCATTTGCCGTCCTGGTCGCGGGCGCGGATCAGCAGCCACGCAACCCGGTTCTCGTCCTCCACCGCCGACTTGCCGAGGTCCGCTAGCGGAGGTTCCACGTGGACGCTGCTGGGAGCAGGGCAGCAGCGGTCACCTGGATGGCTGAGGCCCAGCACGCCTCCGCTGGAGAACGGCGCGTCGAGGGGGATCATCCCGTCCTCCGCCGCGTCCTTGCACAGGTCGCACGCATCGGGTGCGGTCAGCAGGTGCTTGTGGGTGACCCCATGGTCCCGGTAGCACTGGATCGCCGCCGAGTTGATCGCCCTGGCTACCTCGGTGCGGGCGATGAGCTCCGACCGCGCCGAGTTGTTCCCCAGGCCGGTGCGGGCGATCTGGTCGAGCCAGTGCTCTCCCTCGGTGCCGAGGAACCCCCGCAGCGCCTCCCCGTCATGCTTGGCGGTGAAGTCGGCGGGCTCCCCGGTGACGAGGGACTTGGCTGATGCGTACCCCAGGTTCCACGCTTCGGTCCACAGGGGTTCCAGGACGCCGGAGAAGACGTCCCGTACCTCGTCGCCGATCAGGCCCCGCAGGGTGCCCGAACTGACGAACATGCCCCCCGTGGCGGCTTTCTTGCGGAGTTCGGAGCCTCTAGTCTCGGCGTCATGGAAAGCCTGCCCGATGAGGTTCTTGTAAGCGCCGACGAGACCGAGGTCCCGTTCCCAGCCGGGCCAGTGCGCGTTCTTAAAGACGTGAGGCTCCTGTACCTCTCCCTGGACCTCTTTCCCGGCCCATACGGGAGCGTCCCCGTCGTCAGGGGCCGCGAGGCAGATGTCCTCGGCGCGTTCGACGGCGACGTCCAGCAGGACGCCCTTGGCGACGTCCTCCGCGATCATCCCCAGGGCCCGTTCCGGGATGTGCTCGGCTACCCACGTGGAGATCAGCCGGCCTTTCCGCAGGTGCCGCTTCAGCGCGCCGAGCTCGGACTCGACCGCTTTCTTGCGGCTCCCGGCGACGGATGAGCGTGAGGTCGTGCCCCCGGTGCGCGGGGTGGGTGACTGGATCGCCCCGGCTGCGGCGGAGTGGCCTGGCGTGAGGGGAGCTTCCCGGTGGTCGGCGACCGGCGCGGGATGACTCCCGTTCGGCTTCGTGGCACCACCGCGGCGGACGCTCGGCTGGTTCGTCCGCGACCGGGATGACGGGGTGCGCTGCCCGGAGTTGGTTCCCTGGCCGGATGGCGGCTGGTTCCCGGTGATGGCGGCGCGGATGAGGTCCGGGGCCATCGAGAACGGCACCGGCCCCTGCGCCGTGAACACGACCGGCTCGCTCGTCTCCGGCAGACCCCACGGGGGCAGGTCCAGCCAGCCGCGCACCTCGTCGATGGAGTACAGGCCGTTCTGGATGCCCTGGACGCCGCGTTCGACGAGCGACTGCTTGTCATCCTCGGCTTGCAGGCCCTCGAACTGGAAACGCATGTCCTGCTGGCCGCAGATGTCCTGCAAGACGTAGTTGAAGATGTCGCACAGGAACATCAGCAGGGGGCGGGTGGACTTGCGGCCTTTCGGGTCACGGGATTCGGAGGCGGCGAACCGCAGCGCTGACGCGTTCGATGACCCGCCAGCGCCGGCGCTGCCGACGTTCGGGAGGATGCCCAGCTCATCGGGCATGACGTCGAACGCCATGCACACCTGGGTCTGGACGAGGGTGTCGAAGGAGTCTGACAGGTCCACCGGCCGCTGCGGCTCGACCTTGCTGCCGGGCGGCAGGACGATGACCCGCAGGTGGTAGGCCGGGTCGCCCGCGATGCCGTTCAGTGCGTCCTGGAGTTCCTTGACCTGCGTCGGCGTCATGTTGGGGTCGCCGGGCGAGATGTAGACGCTCGGAACGGTGCCCTCAGTGAAGTAGGAGAGCTGGAATTCCTGCTTCTGCAAGCCGGAGATGATGGGCAGGAGGGCCCTTTCTACGGGGGGGAACCCGTAAGGGCTTTCGCGGCGGGAAATCAGCGGGGCGTACAGCATGACGTCGGCGCGGAAGTCGTTGACCTCAGCGCCCGTGAGGCCGTAGTCATCGATGTCGGCGCCGGAGAGGACGGTCTGGTAGTCGCTGCGGGGGACGCCGTACAGGAACTGCTGGTAGGCCGGTGCGGGGGGGCGGGGCTTGCCGCCGTGCATGTTCAGCAGCGGCCGGATCGTCGGACCTGAAATCAGGTTCAGCGAGTCCAGGTCACTGCCCAGGAGCCCCCGGCCGAGCCCCTTGCCGTATTTGGGCCGGAAGATCAGCGACAGGGCGTCGTAGACGAAGATTTCCTCGAGCAGGGCGTCGAGGAACAGGCCGAACGAAAAGAAGTCCGGGTCGGGGTGCTTGAAAAACTTTGTCGCTTTCGCGGCGCGTTCGCCGAAGTCCCGCATGGCCTTGTGGTCGTTCTGGTACGCCATGGCCGCCTGGGTGGTCATCTCGATCGACCATTCGAGGCCGCGGATTTCTTCTTTGCGGAGTTCGATGCACTGCCGGGCGACGGAGTACTTGTTGGCCAGGGTGTAGAGCTGCGAGAAGCTTGCGAGTTTGAGGCCTTCGCTGCCGGGCTGGGTCGGGAGGTTCCAGCCGACGGAGTACTGCCAGAGCCTCGGGTCGGGGAACCCGCCCGGGACTGCGGGTTCGTCCACGGGCACCGGCTGGATCGGCGACATGGGGCCGAACGCGCCGTTAGTGAAGGTCCTGCTCGGCCTCGGCAGGAAGGGCCCGTAGGAGGCCTGCCCTGCGTTGCCGTATTGAGCGTTGGCCGCAACCGAATTCAGCGATCCCCAGCCACCCGACTGCGGCGCAGGAGTGTAGCGCGCTCCTCCCGGAACTGCTTTCATCGCGGCGAGGACGCCGGAGGTGCGGCTCACGGCACCCCCCTACATGGATGACATGGATGCCGCGTAAACGACCGGGGGGATGTTCTGGACGGCGAAGAACGACGCGACGACCCCGCCCCCGGCGTCGAAGATGTTCAGCGTCCCGTTGATGGTGTCCACCCCGGGACCTGCGGGGGGGCTGGCCTGCCCCCAGAAGATCGCGGAGGGGAGCTGCCCGGTGGTGGTGGCGTTGGTGATAACTCCGCCGCCGCATCCGTTGCCGCCGGAGTCCACCCCGGTTACCCCGATGGTGGCGGGGGTCATGTTCGCGCCGGCCCAGATCAGGCAGGCGACGATCAGGTCGCCGGAGAACGTGTCGGGGGCGTTCGCGGTGAGGGTGAAGTTCGACTGGCTGGGGCTGGTGACTGTCCCGTACTGGTCGAGTCCCCGCGCGTTGGCGAATTCCGCCAGCTGCGACTGGGGGAACGTCGCCGTGGAGGTGAAGATCGGTGCGACCTCATGGGCGAAGCAGTTGTTCTTGTACCACATCCCGCGCCACCCGAACGCTCCGCCGGAAGTCCCGATGAGAGTCCATTTCGGGTCGTTGCAGGTGGTGTCGAACGTGGCACTGCCGCTGTTGCTGAACGTGTACGCGACGAGGAGGGAGCCGGCGGTGGTGGGCTGCCCGAAGGACGGGGACAGGCTCAGCACCGCCGGTCCCGCCGCGATCATCCGGGCGGCCGGGTAATGCACGGTGAGTTGCGGGTCAGCGACTGTCGTGGTGCCTGTGACGGTGATGATTCCGACGGAGTTCGCGAAGGAGTAGTTCGCGGTCGCATAGGCCTGGTGGACGTACGCGAGGCCCATCGCGGCGGAGTGGAATTTCACCTGCACGGCGAGGCTGGACAGGTTCGCCGGGGGGATGCCCCCGGTGTAGGTGACCGTCTCGGTGATCAGGTTGATGCTCGGGGTGAGGTTTTGCGCGTTTCCTATCGCAAGACCGCCCGCGTACAGCTGGGCGGTCACCGACGGGTATGCGGCGGTGTTGCTTACCCGGTGGGTGATGTTCACCTGGATGAGGGTGACGTTCGCCCCGGCGGGGGCGGTCATCCCGAACTGGTTGCCCTGCCAGATGACGTCGCCCTGACCGTCCGGGTAGGGCATGTACGTCAGGTAGGTGGGCTGGGTGCCGAGGTACATCCCGCCAGCGAGGATCGACGGGAAGCCCATGCTGGTGAACAGGGGGAAGCGGGCCAGCGGGGAAACCGTCGCCCCGGCCATCAGGTCATCAGGATCTTGTAGTCGTTCATTCTGAAATCCAGGGGGCTGTACTGCGTGGAGCAGACTTCCCAGCCGCGGGTGATCTGGTACATGGGGACGTTCAGCGGGTTAGCTGGGGCTCCCCCGGTGGTCTTCACGTAATACTGGGAGACGTACCGGATCCCGTAAAGGATGTTCACCCATCCCACGTACCCGGAGCTGACCTGGTGCTGATCCTGCAGGTACCAGATGAAGTAGGAGTACTTGTCGTTGACTCCGCCGGTCGCGGCGGTGTCCGCGGTCATGTACAGGTTCCAGACGGGACCTCTGCCGTCTTGCAGGTCCACGCTCGTTTCTACCAGCGGGCCGATGTTCGGGGACTGATTGTGGTTGTACGTCCAGAACATGACTTCCAGGGAGATCAGCGGGGCTGCCGGGGTGCCCCTGTCCCAGTGGGCGAACCCGTAGCAGTCCCAGGCTGCCTCGTAGATAACCTGGGGGTTCACCTGGGTCGCGGGGTTCACCACGTTCGCGTACGCCTGGATGCTCTGGAACGCGGAGATCGCGGGTCCATTCGGGTACGGGAATGTCACCTGATTCGCGGGGTAGCATTTCACTGCCCCTTCAAGGCCCACCGGGATGCCAGGCGCGGGCTGGTACTGAGTGGACACCCAGTTGCTGCTGTTGCGCAGTGCGGACTGGGATGGTCCGACGAGTCCCGCTTCGAAGTCGTTGTTGTAGTAGGCGACGAAACTTACCCCGGGAGACGGGGCGGAAGGCACAGGCGGCGGGTCGTTGGCGAACTGGTTCTCGTACCCTGGGAGTGGTTCACACGTCCCGAGGGAGAACTTCCGGAATCCCCCGGACCAGATGTCCAGTTTCTGGTCTTCCGACCAGGGTAGCTGCGCCCATGTCCCGGAGATTCCCGTTGTGGACCCGTTGTAGACGTACCATCCGTCAGCGGCGACCGTGGCACCGGACCCGACGTACCCGGCTTGGCTGATGCGGCCGCCGTTCTGGGTTTCCACCACCAGGGAGGGGAAGTAGGCGACCATCGGGGTGAACGCCCCGCCGATCGTGGCAGGGTGGATGTTCGCGCCGGGACCAGTGGAGTAGGTGCTCCTGCTTTCGGTGATACGCCCCCGTGAGGGGAGGGGCGTGCGCGCCGAGACTGGCATGCCCCTCCTTTACGGGACGAGCGCGATCGTCCAGACGCCGGATGCCGGCCAGGTGATGCCGAAAGGGCCGCCGCTGGTGGTGTACCCGGAGCCGCCGAACCAGACGGCGCACACAGCGGCTTTCGGGGACAGGCCTGACGCGTAGATCAGGCACCCGTAGATGGCGTCAGACAGGGTGGTGTTCGCAACCGAGACATTCCCGGCGGTGAACACCAGGTTCCCCCCCGTGAGGTGGGCGAGCCCGGCGCCGGACATGTTCAGCGCGACCCCGCCCGCACTCCAGTTGGTGCCGGTGGATTCCCCGGTGTTCCACGGGGCGACGTTGTAGGACTGCGGGTCGGTGTCGACGTTGGGGGTGACCGTGTTGTCGAACAACGCCAGGTAGAGGCTGGAGTTGTTTACGGAGGACAGGTCCAGGTTGATGCGGTTCGCGTTGGCTTCCAGCCCGGAGACCAGGGTGGAGGGGACGACGTAGGACGTGGACCAGGCCATCGGCGCCGCCTATTCTCCTTAGTTGTGGAATCACACTTGCACCTGGCGTGGTACGGCTACAGCATGTGCCGCGATCCGGCCTGCACCCGGCCGCGCGCCGATCCTGCAGATGACATGACCTGCACCGACCCAGATTGTGAAGGCGGCTGTGAAGCCGCCCGGCACAATATGGAGCGCCGCAGGCCGCTACCTCACCCCTGAGGCGTCATCCTCTGCACGACGGTCTGGGGGCGGATCTCCACGCCGACCTGCTCGGTGTCGCTGGTGTTGGTGTAGGTGGTGATGTTCCCCGCGTGGTCGGTGACTTCCTTGACCCGCTGTCCGTCGTCGTTGCGGAATTCCCTCGGCCTCGGGTGGCCGGAGATGACCCCGATAGAGCGGATCCGCTCCTTGAACGCCGCGCGTTCTTCGTCGGTCACCAGACCTCCCCCGCTTAGCTGATCTGGAGCTGTCCCACAATGTCGAAGGGGATCTCGGGGCTGTCCGTGATCTTCAGGTAGATGATGTACGTCCCGATCCCGAGGGTGATCATCCCGCCGGGGCCGACGAGGCATTTCGCGTGATACGGGTACAGGACGTCGTTCGCGTAGACATCCCAGGTACCCAGCACCAGGTCGGTTGGCTGCGGGACCTGCGTGGCGGTCGGCATGAACGCGAACTGCACGGTGTCCGCGGTCGGGTTGTAGGGGACCCCGAGTCTTGTCGCGGACACGGGGATGAACACGTATTTCAGGGCGAGGTGTGATTGCCCGATCTGGCTGGAAGCGCTCACACCCCGCCCTCAGTTCTCCGGGTCCCCGTACGACCACCGGTACACGGGATCCCCGTACGACCACTGGTATTCGGGGCTGCCGTATGACCACTGGTAGTGCGGGAGCCCGTAACGGAACCGCAGGGTGGCCTGCGGGATGTTCGCGACAGGCCCGCCGGGGTTGCTGCCGGTCCTGCCCCGGGGGGCGTTCTGCGGGATGATTCCCCGGACCGGGTGGACTGCCTGCCTGAATACCGGGCCGGTGGCCGGGTTGCGTACCGGGGCGCCCTTGTTGCCTTCGGTGCGCCCTCTTGGCGGCAGCGGGGTGCGTGCCTGGACCGGACCCTTGGCGGGGTAGATCTTCGGGCCCGCCGGGGCGGTGAACACGACCCCCGGGCTGCCGCTCGCGTGTCCTCTCGGCGGCAGCGGGTTCTGCGCCCTGACCGGGTGTTGCAGCGGGTAAATGGGGGCGGTCGGGTTGAAGACCGGGGCGCCCTTGCCGGAGGTGACCCGCCCGCGTGGCGGCAGCGGCTTCCGCGCCCGGACGGGGCTTTCCAGCGGGTAAACGGGGGCGGGGGGGTTGAGGACCGGGCCGCCCTTGCCGGAGGTGACCCGCCCTCTCGGCGGCAGGTTCGGGTGGACCCGTACCGGGGAATGCAGCGGGTAAACCGCAGGTCCGGAACCGGGGTTGCGGACCGGGGATGGGAGGGTGGTGTGGCTGCGCCCGGTAAGGACTGGAAAGGGGAGCTTCGCCGCGATCCGCTGGTTTGCCTGCCGGAAGACAGGTCCCGTGGTCGGGTTGCTGACGGGGGCGCCCTTGGTGCCGTTGACGCGGCCCCTGGGGGCGTTCTGCGGGATCCTCGCCTGGATCGGGGAGTCCGCCGGGTGGAACACGGGCCCGTTGACCGTGTGGGCAGGTATGGCACCGAACCCGGAGCTGATCCGGCCTTTCGGGGGGAGGGCGGGCCTGATCCGCGCGGGCTGGCTCGCCGGCCTGAATGGCACCCCGGTGGCGGGGTTGCTGACCGGGGCGCCCTTGTTGCTACTGGTCCTGCCCCTTGGGGGTAGCGGCTGCCGGGCCTTGACCGGGGAGGTTGCCTGCCGGAAAACCGGGCCGTTCACAGGGTTCTTCGGCGGGGTTCCCGGAGCCTTACCGACAATCCGCCCGGTGAGGAACGGTTTGGGTAGTTTCGCCGCGATGGGCTGTACTGCCGGGTAGAACTGCGGTCCCGGCTGCGGGTTACTGGCCAGCGGGACGAACCGGATAGCCCGGGTCAGTGCCCGCCGCAGCGGCAGTGCCTTCGCCTGAACCGGGGAGTGCAGCGGGTAAACCGGGGGGCCGGAAACCGGGGGGTTCTCGATTGCGCCACCGGGGCTCCAGGCGATCCGCCCGGTCGCGTAGAACCCGGAGTACTCCTGCCGGGGGGTCGGCTGCACCGTCGGGGACAGGCCCACGGTGAACGCGGTCAGCCATACCGCCCCGGACGCGGTGGAGCTGAAATGCCCCCCGCCGATGGTGGTTCCCGCCGGCCCGGCGGGGCCGTTGCTGTCGGTGATGACAGCGCCGACACCCGCGTCGGAGACAATCGCCTCACGGGTAGTGGTCCCCGCGGGGGTCGTGAAGCTCGCGCCCGTCCCCGGGGAACCGCCACCCAGGTAGACAGCCCAGTCGCCGCCGGCCCCGGTGGTTTCCGCCGGGCAGGCGACGAATGTCGCGGCGCCACCCTGGGCGTTCGCACCGCCGGCGATGTCGATGGTGCCGGCGGCGGCTGCCCCGGTGTAGGAGGCGACCGCGACCGCCCACCAGGTGGACCCGGCGGGGGAACCTGTCTCGGAGATGGTGAGCGTGGACCCCGGGTCGGCCCCGTTCGCGATCTTGTAATACGCGTAGTCGTAGGACCAGATGCTGCTGCCGGCGGTGGCAACCTCAGGGTTGGTCCCGGTGCTGACCGAGATCAGGTTCCAGGTGCCGCCGCCGCCTGTGATGCTGAGCGCGGGGGCGGAGGAGTCCTGGGTGAAGCAGGTGACCGCGAGGAGCATCGCGTCGCCCGGGAGGACCCCGGAGGGGATCCCGAGGGTGACGCTGGTCGCCGTGTCGGCGCTGTTCTTGTTCCCGGTGTTGAAGGTGATGACACCGGTCGGCGCGGTCGGGGGGTATGGCGCGAAGGAAGCGTAAACGCCCTGTGAGGCGTTCTGCGGGATCCTTGATCGTGCGGGCTGTGTGGCCTGCCGGAATGCGGGACCCTGCTGGGGGTTCCTGACCGGGCCGCCGGCGTTGGAGGTGATGCGGCCGCGCGGCGGGGGGATCGGGTGGACTCGCACCGGGGACCGGAACGGGTAGAGGACCGGGCCGGTGACGGTCGGGATGAAAAGGGTCCCCGGGCCGGATCCGGTGCGGCCCCGCGCGGGGAGCGGCTGCCGTGCCCGCACGGGGGAATGCAGTGCGGGTGCGGGCGGGCCCGTGACGGGGTTGTTTACCGGGGCGCCATGGGAGAACCCGGTCCGCCCGGTGAAGAACCCTGACGCCTGGGTGACCGCTGGTGGTGAGGTGACCTGGGGGGCTACCCCGAGGGTGAACGCGGACAGCCACAAGGTCGCGCCGGTCGCCGACGACCCGAACGTGCCCCCGCCGATGCCGCTGCCGCTGCCGAGAGCGCTGTTGCCGTCGGAGATGACAGCGCCGATGCCCGCGGCGTTGACGACGCTCTGCCGCAGGGTGGTCCCCGCGGGGATCGTCCAGGAGGTTCCGCTGCCCGGGGCGCCGCCCCCGACGTACACCGCCCAGTCGCCTGCGTGGGTGGTGGTCTCGCTGGGGCAGGTGACGGTGGCGTTGGTGCCTTCAGCGTTCGCCCCGCCCGCGACATCGACACTGCCCGCGCCCGTGTAGCTGGCGAGCGCGACACCCCACCAGGTGGACCCGGCGCCGCTGCCCGTCTCGGACAGGGTGATGGTGGCACCGGGGTCTATCCCGGTCGCGGTCCTGACATAGGCGTAGTCGTAGGACCAGACGCCCGCACCTGCGGGGACTTCGGGGTTCGTCCCGGTGGTGACCGGGACGAGCGTCCAGGGTCCCCCGGTGATGCTGATCGCGGGGGCGCTGGAACTGGTGGTGAAAACCGTGACCCCGAGGACCATCAGGTCCCCGGCCAGGACCCCGGCGGGGATGGTCAGGTTAACGCTGGTCGCGGTGATCGCGCTGGCGGTAGCCCCGGTGTTGTAGCTGATCGTCGCGGACGACGGCTGCGCCGGGGGGATCAGGGTGGTGCTGTAGGTCAGGCCCGCGATGTTTCCCGGCTGCGGGCGGATGCGCCCCTGCGGGTAAACGGGGGGTCCGGACGTAGCCGGGACGAACGGGGCGCCCTTATTCGACGCGACCCTGCCCCGTGCCGGCAGGGGGAACCGTGCCTGCACCGGGGAGGGCTTCTGCCGGAAGACCGGACCCGTCGTGGGGTTCCTGACGGGAGCGCCAGTATTAGAGGCGCTGCGACCGCGGAGAACCGGCTGCTGCGGGAGCCGCGCCCTGACCGGGCTTGTCGCCGGGTAGAACGGGGAGCCGGGCTGGGGCGTGACGACCCTGGCCAGCGGCGGGGCGTAGACATGCCCGCGTGGCGGCAGTGTCGTGCGCGCCTTCGCGGGGAAAGCCTTCTGGGTGAAGACAGGCCCGGTCGTCGGGTTATGAACCGGGGCGCCCTTATTGGCGCTTACGCGGCCCCTGGGGGCGTTCTGGGGGATCCTCGCGCGGATCGGGGAATCCGCCGGGTAGAACACCGCGCCAGACGTCGGGAACGTGATCGTGTACGAGGAGATCGCCCGGCACGTACCCCTGGGGGCAAGCGGCTGCCGTGCCCGCAATGCCACTGCGGGGGGGCGGAACACCGGCCCCTGGGTGGGGTTGCGGACCGGGGCTCCGGGACTCGACGCGCTTCTGCCCGCACGGGGGTGAAGCTGCGGAATCCTCGCCCGGACCGGTCCCTGCAACGCGTAAACAACGGGACCGGTCGTGGGGTTGCTGACGGGAGCGCCGGGGCTGGACTCGACCCTGCCAGCTCGCGGGTGAAGCTGGGGGAATCGCGCCTGGGCCGGCCCGTGGAGCGGGTAGACGGGTGGCCCGTGAGTCGGGTTCTCGACCGGCCCGCCGAAACTGTTCCCGATGCGGCCGGCGCGGGGGTGCGGCGGGGGGAGGACAGCCCTGACGGGGAGACGCTGCCTGGGGATGACCGGGGGAACAGGGTTGTTGACGGGGGCGCCGGGGCTCCACATGATCCGGCCGGTGCCGAAGGAAACGTCCGCGCCGGGGGCGGTGCTGCCGAAGACTCCCCCGGCGATGTTCTGGCTCTGCGGGATGCGCGCCCGGCACGGGAACGGCTTGGCGACGAAAACCGGGCCCGTGCCGGGGTTGCGGACGGGTGCGCCGAAATGGGCGGCGATCCTGCCTTTGAGGGTCTGCGGGATCCGCGCCCGGACCAGCTGCTGCGCCACGGGCACGCTGGTGACAGCAGGCGGGGGGTTGTGAACCGGGGCGCCGAAGCACCCCGTACCCTGCCCGGATCCGGTCCCGCCGGCGGGGCCGCTGATAGCACCGGTAGGGGTCCCGGTGATGTTCAGCCCGTAAAGCGCTGTCTTCCCGGCGACCGCCCCGGCGGCGGGTCCGGTCCTGGGGAGTCTCGCCCGGACGGGGAATCCCTGCTGCGGGATCGTGGGACCCTGCGTCGGGCCAGGCGTGCCGTAGTTCGCGCCGATCCGCCCGGTGTAGTAATACCCGGCGGACTGGACGACGTTCGGACGGGGGGTGCTCGGGGTGGTGGGGTTGTGAACCGGACCGCCGGCGTTCCACTGGATCTGGCCGGTGCCGTAGGACTGATCTTGCAGCCCGACGCCCATGTAGACGCCCGCCAGGCGGGGCCGAGGCGGGATCCTCGCCTGGTGCGGCTGCACCGCCTGCTGCGCGGCTCCGGGAATCGAGGTGTCCAGCTCGATGGCAATGGACGCGAACGCGGTCGCTGAGGTACTGCCCCAGGTGATGGTGGCAGTCGTAATCCCCGAGGTGGCGTATGTCGTGTCCATCCCGGTTGTCGGGGTGGCATAGCCAAGGTTGGTTACCGTCGCGGTGAAACTGCTGGGGGCGGTCAGTCCCGGAGGGTTGGTGCCGCTGGCGACGGCGGTGATGATCGGGTTGGCGGATAGCGGAGTGAGACTCAGGACCGGAGCCGGGGCGGTGCTGGCGGTTCCGGTGGACTGGCCGCCGGAACTGCGGACAGCGCCAGCGCCCGTCCGCGACATCCCGCTGACGCGGTACACATCCAGGCCGCCGCCGGTCGAGCTGGTCTGGGTGACGGTGAACACCGTGCTGGTCGCGGACCCGACGAAGGCGTTACGCACCCAGATACTGAGGTCACCAGCGGTGGAGAACCCGGTGAAACTCGACCCGATCTTGGTGTAAGTGCCAAGGCCGTCCGCGTTATTGTCCGCGACTACGGTTGTCGCCACCCCGGTAGCAGGGGCGACGACGACAATCAGGTCGCCGACGGCAGGCGTGGCGGTGGCGGTCTTGTTCCCGGCGGTGGTGTTGAAAGTGGCAGCGCCGTGGGTGACGGTGGCCATCTACGGTTCCGGGACGTACACGGAGTTGGCGTAAATCAGCCCCGGGTCTTTCAGCTGCTGCCCCTGAGAATGCAGCCGGGCACGCAACGCCCTGTTCGTGGGGTAGAACGGGGCGTTTCCCGGGGGGAGAGTCGCCGTCCACACCCCGTTGTAGGAGTTCGCCGCGCCCACCGTGGAGTTAATCTTGATCCGCTCAGTCCAGGTCAGCGCGGGGACGCTGGAAACCGTCCCGACACAGACATTGGCACTGCCGTTCCCGCAGGCATCGAACACCGCGACCAGGATGTTACTGCTCGCGCCGGGAGTGAAACTCGCAGTGGTAAACGAGGTCAGGGTGGTGGAGAAGACAACCGCGGGGGAACTCGCGTCGATAGTAAGGCTGCCACCGGAGTTGAGCACCTCCAGTGCGACAACCCCGTAGTTGCCCGCGAATGTGGTAGAACTGCCGACTGTGGTCGCGCCAGGGGTTCCCGTGGCGCTGGTCGTGTGAAAAGCGCAGGCTTCCGCGCCGCCCGCGTTGACGGACTGGTCATCGGTGATGGTGGTGCCGCCGGACGCAGTGAACGCGGTGCTCGCGGTCTCGTTGTTCGCGGTACCGAAAACATACGAGCCCGTCTGGGTGGTGGTGATCGAGCAGTTGTATGCGGTCACGGAGTTCGCGGTCGCGGGAGTCCCCGCAAGGGTCGCGTTATCCAGCACGTAGACCTTGAGGAGCCCCCCGGTGAACGTGTTGTTCGTCGCGGTCGCGGTGACGGTGTAGGAGGTCACGGGATCACCGCCCCGATTTCTCCTACATCAGCCTCATGTTCGACACGACCTGGGTGGCTGGACCCGACGGGATCGCGGGGGCTTGCAGGACCAGCAGCCAGTCATGCTCCCCCACCGAATTCAGGGTCGAGTTCGTGTACGTCGAGGAGATCCCCGCGTTTGCCTTCGCCCCCGTCGCCGGGTCCACCCAGGATGCGGTGTACCCGGGGTTCATCAGCGACCCGTTGACGGTGATCGTCTGGGAGTTCGCGGCCGGGTTGTAGATCACCGCGAGGGTCCCGTCCGTGGCCAGGCTCGCGGAGACGTACGTATTACCCCCGGTATAAGGGGCGGCGACGTCTGAGATCGGGCCGAGGTGCGTGCCCCGCCCGGCGGTGACCAGGTGACTGCTGGTGTCGGGGACCAGTTTGTGCCAGTTCCCCAGGCCCTGGAAGATCCCGAAATAGGTGCCCTGGTTGATCCCGTTCGTGTCCGTGGCCAGGTCGGAGATGAATCCCGCCTGCGTGTAGGAGATACTCCCCGCGTTCCCGTAGTAACGCCCCCGGGACCCTGAGGAGACGCTCCACCAGAACTGGTTCCGGTCGAAATCCGTCCCGTTATCCCACCAGCCGTCCAGCAGCGCCACGCAGATCGGGGACGGCTCAGTGAACGCATACTCCACATTCGTGTACTGCGTGTTATACGTGTACACTAGGTTGACAGTCGCGTTCGCCAGCCCCCACGCGTTACTGGACCCGTTGAAGGCGTAATACCGGCTGTCGGACTCGACGAAATTCTCGATACTGACAGGGTGAGTGTCCCCGCCGGACCGCAGCGCATTCAGAATCGCCGTGTACTGAGTGTCATAGGTGGAGAAGTAGTCGTCCCCGAAGTTCCACCAGATGTTCGACGCCGACCCGTAACGGGATGCCAGTGCGGCCCCGTAGTTCGTGCACTGCCCCGTCGTCGCGCCGTTGAACACGCATCCCGCGTTGAACGCCTCCGTCGGGGCGACGTTCAGCATCATCGTCATGCCCTGCGACTGCGCCGCGCTGACCAGGTAGTCCACCCGGTTCCAGTACGTGTTGTTCAGGTTCCCCACAACACCGCTGGTGAACGGGACCACCCCGTCGAACGTCGCCCCGTTGTCATTGGGGCCGCCGAGGGCGGTGCAGTTCACCAGCGTGCAGTACGCCTGGTTGTACCCCTGCCCCCACCGGGTGGACAGGTAGTTCGTCATGTCCTGCTGGTAGGTTCCGCCCCCGGATCCGCCCTGACCGGAGTTGGTGACCAGCCCCCAGCAGAAATCCCCCCGGAACATCCACGGGTTATTGTTCGCATCAGCCGGGTACTGGCTTGTGCCGGACCCCAGGATTTTCGTGAAGAAAGAAGACACTTTCGCCTAGTTCGCCCTGTAGCCGGTAATCCGGATGCCGTTCCCGCCGCCGTCAGCGGGTGCCAGGCCGACAGTGAACCCGGTCAGCCACGCAATGCCCTGATTGTTGGTGCTGAACGCGCCGCCACCGACGGAAAAGCCCGCGAAACCGTTTGAGTCGCTGATGGCCACGCCGATGCCCACGTCGGAGTTGACGACGCTCCTGGGGGTTGTCAGGTCCGGCACGTAGTAAGCACCGCCTATCCCGGGGGCGCCGCTGCCCAGGTAAACCCCCATATCGGCGGTGCAGTTCGTCGCCAGGCTCGGGCAGGTGACCGAGAAATTCAGCGCGCCGATGGTAAATGCCGTGGCACCGCCCGCGACGTCAATAGGGGTGGTGGTGTTCACCGTGGTGTACGACGCGACTGCCGCCGCCCACCAGGTGGTGCCCGCGAAGAACCCCGACCCGGACCCGGTGATGGTGAGGGTGGCGCCCTGGTCCCCGGCAGTCGCGACCCGGTAGTAGGCGTACCCGTAGGAGTAGTTCCCGCCGCCGGAAGATATCTCCGGGTTGCTGCCCACGGTGACCGGAACCAGCGTCCAGGAACCGCCCGCCCCGGAGAACGTGATCGTCGGGGGGGTGGCGTTCTCGTTGAAGCACGTCAGCGACATGACCATCACGTCGCCGACGAGGATCCCCGCGGGGAGCGCCAGGGTGACATTCGACGAGGCGTCAGCAGTGTTGACGACACCCGTGTTGTAGGAGATAGGCACCGGCCACCCCCCCTTGCGGAATCCCCGCGCCGCCGGCAAACGGGACCAGCGGCACGGGGGATAGCGGGGTTACTCGGAGATGACCAGGCCCGCCATCAGGTTCACCGCGGAGGACGTGCCGGAGGCGCCGTACTCGTACGTGACCGCCAGCGTCGCCTGCCCAGGTCCGACGTTCAATTCGAAACCAGGGGTGAACCACTCACCCCAGTTCGCGCCGGCGGTGCACGGGATCGTCTGCTCCCACAGCGGGGAGGTCGTCATGACGGAGAACGTGCCGGTCGCGTTCGTCCACGTCGAGTAATACCAGGTGGACACGGCGGCGGTGGTCGACTGGCCGATGGTGACCGCCGTGCCGGTGCCGCCCTGCAGGCCCGCCGAGAACGTGGCGGCCTGGCCGATGCGGCGGAGCCGCCACGTGATCGTCCCGTTGTTCGGGTACGACGCCGACGAACCCGAGTAGGTTCCCACCCGGATGGCGCTTATGTTGAATTCCGAAGTGGTCTGACCCCAGAGGATCGGGTATTCGGAACCCGGGGTGGTGGACCCGATGGTGATGCCGGTGGTGGAGTTCGCGTCCACGTTGTAAGTCCTGGCCAGAGCCATTTTTCGAATACCTTTCTCGTGCCGGATGGTGATGTCCCGGCACGCAAGCCGGGGTAAAACGGGGAGGATGCTTGTCAGGCGGGCTGCAATGCCCGCGCGCGTAGTTTCACGATCGTCTCGATGTCACCGGCCATCCGGTTGCGCCGCCAGTCGTAATACGCGTCCCGGTCGGCGTCGAGCGACCGTCCGTTGTCCCGGGCGGTAGCATCCGGCTTGGCCTGGCCTGCGGCGACGTTGAGATGGTCGACGGCGATGGCCCGCAAGTGCCGCAAGCATCCCGCACCCCGCCCGAGGTCGGCCCAGACGTTATCCGGGTACCAGTGGGACAGGGACGGCTCGCACATCCAGCCGAGCGCGGCCACAATGTCCGAGCTCAGGACGCACGCCTCGGGAATGTCCTCCCTAGTGCCATCCCACGGGTACACGATGCCCGTGCCGCCCATCCGCTCGATCCCCCGGCACAGGGCCTTATCCCAGCCGGGAGTCCGGGGCACCATGTCATCCCCGAAGGACGCCAGGAACGGGTAATCGGCGGCACGCTTGAGCGCCACCTCATTCGTCCAGGCGCACAAGCCCTTGCGCGGCCCCACCTCGAGCACGTCCCCTTCAGCGCCCGCATGGTCCATGACCGCCCGGTACTGCGGCTGCTTCTCGTCATCGTCATCGACGGCTACATGCAGGTGCGTCTTCAGGCGGCTGGTCTCATGAACAGAGTCAAGCAACCTGGCCACATTCTGGGGCCTACCGCGACTGGGGACGATTATCAGGAGGTCGCCGGTCATCAGGTGCTCGTCCCTCCGCATTCCCGGGCAGTTCGCCCGTCACCCAGGCCCGCAGGTACGCCTCACGGTGCCTGGGGTTATCCCAGTCGAACTCGCCGTTCTCCAGCAGCCCGGCGAGCCTCGGATTCAACGTGGTACTCCCGGAACTCAACCGGGACGTGGTTTGCGTCACGGCGGACAACCTCGAGGATTCTCACCGGCCCGGCCGGTCCCTGCTTTTCCCTGTCCTGGCACTGCTTGCAGCGCTTCACGTCAGGAGCGGCACCTCTAGCCGCCGGGTGTCCGACTCGTACGCCTCGCCGGAACGCGGCCCCCTGGTGAAGACGAGGACCGTGCAGTCCGTTTCCGCTTTCCAGGCGTGCGTCACGCCGGCCGCTTCGAGGATCAGGTCACCAGGCCCGCGTGTCTCCTCGTGCCGCCCGTCGTCCTGCACGCTGACGAACAGCATCGACCCGGAGACGACGTACACCCACTGGTCAGTCCGGGCGTGGACGTGGTTCCCGCGGATCGCGCCGGCGCGCGTGCGGATTTCTGTCACGGCGTCGACGGGGCCGAGGAGATCCTGAATGACACCCCGATCGTCCTCATGCCGGTCAGGCATCCAGGACCCTCGCCTCGGGAAGCGGCACGATGAACTTCCCCTGATACCCCTTTGCCCGCAGCGCCGGGATGATGCTGTCCGCCCAGTGCCATGCGAGCAGCAGAGCGTACGGGGGCTGGTCGGCGATCAGTTTCGCCTCATCCACGACGGGGATGGAGGTGCCGGGGATGTTCTGCCCGATTTTCTCGCTGCCGGGGACCTCGCACACGCAGGTCAGGAACGGGGCGATATCCGCGTAGTGGATCAGCGGGGTTGCCCTCGTGGTCGCACCGATGCCGTAGACGGCGCCTTCGACCGCCGCGTCCCCGACGAGGACGTGCAGGTCATTGCGGACCCTCTGGGCGCGGAAAGACAGATGCGGCTGCTCGCGGACAGCGTAGGCGCGGAACGAACCCCCGTGCGTGTCGATCGGTTCCACCTCGGACACCAGCAGGCCATGCTGAGCCAGCAGGTACGTCAGGCTGGCGACGGAGTAGCAGCGCATGTGCTCGTGGTAGATCGTGTCGACCTGGAGCCCGTTGACGACCGACGCCCAGTCGTGCGTCTCGATGATCAGGGTGCCGTCGTCACCCAGCAGGGCCAGAACGCCATCCAGGAAGTCGTGGGGATCCGGGACGTGCGCGAACACGTTAGTGGCCGTGATGACCTTCGCGGGGCCGTGCTGCTCTCTCAGGGCCTTCCCGAGGATGGCGGTGAAGAACGCCCGCTCCGTGAAGATCCCCTTGGCGTAGCATTTGTCGGCCTGCCCGGTCGGTTCGACCGCTACCCGCCGTACGGCTACCCGGGCGCCGACTGCTTCCAGCAGCGTCCCGTCGTTCGCGCCCAGATCAACTACCACATCGCCGGGCTTTACCATGCGCGTGATCTTGCCGGCCAGTCCCGCGAAGTGCTCCCGCAGCGCCCTGGTATTACCGGTCGCGTACGGGTGGTCCGGGGGGAACATTTCCCGCTGGTCCGGGATATGGCTGAGCTGCACCAGGGTGCAGTTCGCGCACTTCAGGAGCCGCAGCGGGTAACGTTCCCCGTTGTCCCGTTCGGCTAGCGGCTGCACACCCAGGTCCAGGACGGGGCTGAGCTGGTCGTCCCCGCACGAACCGCAGCAGGTGACTTCGGTCACGCCGGTCATCCGGGATGCTCGCGGTACCAGTCCAGCACCGGGCCGAGACCCTCCGCCAGCGAAACTTTCGGCTCGTAGCCGAGGGCGCGCATCTTGCTGATGTCCGGGCAGCGGCGCGGCGGGCTCCCCTTCGGCAACTTCCCCGGCGCGACCTTCACCTCATAGCCGTAATGCTTCCCGATGAGGAGCGCCAGCTGCTCGATCGTCACTTCCTCGGGAGTGCCGACATGGTAGATGCCGAGCGGCCCGGCCTTCTCCATCAGCAGCACCAGGGCATCTACGCAGTCCGAGATGTGGCAGAAAGCCCGCGTCTCCTGGCCGGTCCCCTGGATCGGGAACGACACCGGGCCGTCCCCCGCATGCCCGGCGGCGAGCTGGTTCATCCTGACGGCCATCTGCGGGATGACATGCTCATAGCCGCCTGCGTTCCCGTAGATGTTGTGCGGGCGGGCTATGATCAGCCGGTCGAGGATGCCTTCACGCTGCCAGGCGTTACCCATGACCTCGCTGATGACTTTCCCGGCCCCGTAGCTGTAGCGGGGATTCAGCGGGTCAGGGACGGACAGCGGCACCGTCTCCGGGGTCGGCACCTCAGCGGCGACCTGGTACGCCTCGGATGAGGACACCAGCAGCAGGTCCCCGGTGCCAGTTGCCCGGCAGGCTTCCAGGATGTTCGATATGCCCTTCACGGCCACGTCGAGGACCTGCAGCGGGTTCTCGTAGAACACTTGCGTGCCCTGGAGGTACGCCAGGTGAATCACCGAGTCGCAGCCGTGCATGGCGTTTCTGACGGTCGCCTCATCACGCACATCCCCGTGCCACACCTGGCACGGCAACCCGGCCAGACGCTCCGCTTTACCCCGGGACATGTCGTCCAGGACGCGGACCTCATGCCCCTCAGCGCACAGCCGTTTAACCAGCGCGGTCCCGATGAAACCCGCCCCGCCCGTAACCAGGTACCTCACTCACACGCCTCCGGGGTGTCCTCAGCCTGCCACATGTTCTCTATCCCTCTCGCCGGCTGCAGCCGGAACACCACCGCATCCGTCCCCCCCGGCTCCAGCGGAGGCCTCCCCAGCAGTTCCTGGAGTTTCTGCGCGTCGTTCCACCGCCGCAGCTGGGCTTCAGGGGAGTTGAACGAGTCCAGTTCCCCCCGGATGTCCCGGGCGTCCCGCTCAGCAGCGATCATGTCATCGTTGATGCGGGCATGCCGGACCCTCACCGGGACCGGCTGCGTCAGTCCCGTCATCTGGCCGAGGGCGTGCCACCACAGGTCGACCCCGAACGTGGGGCTGATGTACCCCAGCAGCCGCGCCCACGCCGCCGGGACGACGGGGAACGAGTTGTGCTGCGGGATGTAATTCATGGTGTCCAGGTGCAGGATCCCCGGCGGTGCGTCCCGGATGACGTCATCCCAGTGGCGGGTGAGCATCCGGCAGTCATCGTTCCACAGCATCAGCCACTCACCAGCCGCCTGGCTGGCAAGGTAGTTGTAGTAGTGGTGCAGCCCCTCATACCCGTACCGGCACGGCGCCACATGCAAGGTGACACACAGGTCCCGGGCCACGGTGATCGTGTCCTCGTCGTCCGGGTCGGCGGCGACGAGGATCTCGACAGCGGAAACATCCCGGGCGAGGCGCCGCAGGCTCTCCACTGAGCCCGCGAGGTTCTCCGCCCTGCCCCTAGTGGGGATCAGCACGGACACCGCGACAGGCCCCCCGGTATGCGCGCCGTCTCCCGCCTCAGTGTGCCCCTGGATGACCCCGAGGCCGTATTCCCCGGGCCGGTTCTCCCAGGTGCGTCCTGTTTCCTCGCACCAGGTATCCAGGGCCTGCGCGACCGGGGGGAAGCTCGTCGTGTCGTGGAACAGGGCAACCCCGCCGGGTGCGAGCCGGGGCATGTACGCCCGGCATTCCTCCAGCGTGTGATCGTACTCGTGGCTGGTGTCCACGAACAGGACATCCACTTCAGCCGGGAGTTTCGCCCGTACCGCCGGGTGCAGGTCATCGCCCTGGATGAACGTCCACCCGGGGCATTTCCGCCACGGCATCATCCCGTCCGGGGCGTCCGTCACCCGGTCAATGTCCACGGACCACACATGCCCGTTCACCGCCTCAGCGGCGGCGAGGAACGCGAGAGTCGAGTTCCCCCGGCGGGTCCCCAGTTCCAGGACCCGGACGTTCGGGTAGGACGCGGCTGTCTCGAACAGGAACGGGAGATACTCCTTGATGTCACTGTCCCTTGACAGCCGGTCCAGGAACCCGTCCCGCGCAGTCGAAACCACTTCACCGAGGGCGGGGTCGTAAGTCCGGGCGAGCGGCACGGCGCCTCTTATCAGCCGGGTGACGATGCCGGGCCCGCAGGTCAGCGGCTTCCATCCGCTGAACGTCCGCGTCGGATGCTTTCACCGCGTGGTAGATCCCCCGGTTACCCTGCCACAACTGGATGACGTTATGAACCTCCGCATACCCCACCGCACCGAGCATCATCGCCAGGCCGTGCGGGTTAGGGGACCACCAGGACGTCGGGTCGTCGTTCAGTTCCCGGCCCGGGTAGAACGCCATCAAAGGACGCCGCACGGTCATCGTGTCGTAGTCGATGGTCGTCTCGATGACCGTCAAACCGCCCGGTTTCGCGCACGCCGCGACTTTCTCCAGCCCGAGAAGAGGATGCCGCAGGTGGTACAGGACCCCGAGGAACAGCACCAGGTCGAACCGCTCCCCGCCGAGCCTGTCCGGGAGGTCGTAGACGCTGCATTCCGCCGGCTCAACCTTGGAGCCCAGTTCCTCCCGGGCGAAATCGAACGCGTCCCGGCCCGCCGTCTCCCACACGTCCGCCGCGACAACCCGTTCCGCGCCCCGGGCTTCGCAGGCGAACGAGAAGAACCCGTCCCAGCAGCCGATGTCCAGCACCGACCGGCCCGTCAGGTCCTCAGGCAGCGCGTACAGGGGGAGGCACCTGCGGTTATCCCCCGACACCCCAGGCGTGGTGATCCCCGGCCGGAGCTCGATCGAATGCCACCAGAAGTAGCCCCCGAGGGCGGCGCGGAGCTCATCGTCGGTCCTCAACCGAACATCTCCTCCAGCGCGGCGAGAGCAGGCACCCAGTGTTCCTCGAACACCCGGTCCACCGCGAACTGCTGCGCGAACTCCACCGCCTGCCGCTTCGGCAGGGCGTTGTTCTGCCACGCGCAATACGCGCCCTCGTACGCCTCCTCGATATCGGAGATGTCAGGACGCGTCCACATCGACGTGTGCCCGTCCGACCAGAACGGGGTACCGGAGACGAGGAACCCGGCCCCGCATAGCTCCGTCATGGCGCTCGCGTCCGTCGTGATGACCGGGACGCCGCACGCCTGAGCCTCGATCAGGGGCAGGCCGAAACCTTCGCCGTACGAACACAAGGAGAGGATGTCCAGCCCGTTATACCAGGCCGCCATCTGCTCCTCGGTGATCAGCCCCAGGTCGTAGCTATAACCGTCGGGGAAGCCGACGGCCGTTGAGATTCCCAGCTGGCACGCCATCCCGTGCAGGTTCAGGCCCGGCTTACCCCCCGGGGAACTGTGCACCGCCAGGAAACTGTCCGGGTGCCGGCCGTGGAAACGGGCGAACGCCGCGAACTGCTCGAAAAAGCCCTTGCGGTTCGGGTCGCGGTTCATCGCGCACAGGCCGATGACGAACGTCTCATCTGTGACGCCGGGTAGCGTGTCCCGGTACGTGCGGGGACCGGGGTGGTAGATGTCCAGGTCAACGCCATGCGGCACCAGCAAGGGTTCCGCGCCCTCATCTTCCAGGGCAGTCCGGCCGAACACCGACATCGCAATGGGGACCGTCCCGCTGTCCCGGAGAAACGTCACGTCGCCGTAACCGCAGGGACTCGCGTCCACGGGAAACCAGGACGCCAAATTGATCTGGGACAGTTCGCGGGCTGCCCTGAGCAGGCCGAACGGGTCCGCGAGGGTGATCGTCAGGTCTGCGCCGAAATATTCGTGGTTCCGCAGGATGACGTCGTTCCCCGCGATATCCCTGGCAGTCCCCAGGATCGGGATGCCGTTCCACTCGATCGGGGAACCGCCGAACGAATACGGGGAGGCTATGGCGGCGATCTCATGCCCGAGGGAGGCGATCCGGGGAACGAACAGGGCGGTCATCTTGCCGTAGCCACTGTTGGTAGTCGGGCTGTTACTGTGCCAGACTATCCTCATTCACACGCCTCCAGGAGCCTGCTGCTGCGCCGCGTTCGTGAGCATCACCGACAGGATCGCGGTCACGTACGTGGTGGTCAGGTGCAATGCCTGACCTTCAGTGAACCCGGCTGCGAGGTGCGCGCTGAACCAGTTGAAGTTGCCGGCCGCGAGCTGGGCCAGGTCAGGGACGGCGGCCGGGCTGAACGGGTCGGGGGGCATCGGGCCGGGGACCTGCCCTTCGTTCACGCGGCCCCCTCCCCGGGTACCAGGGTCTGCTCCAGCCATTCCACCGGGTCGGCGTGGGTGATGGTCATCTCATGGCGGACGCCGACCCGGCCGGGCATGCCGATCGCCTTGAGGTGCGCGGCCTTCTCCAGTGCTTCCTCGCGGGTACCGAAGTCCCCTTCGGTGTGCTTCAGCCGTTCGGGGAGGTCGGTGTTGCGGACCACGACCCAGGTTTCCCGGGTGATGGTGGTCCCGGGGCGGATGGACTGGTTCCCGAACAGGGTCATTCGCGGCTCCCGGCGCTGTCTTCAGGGTCGAATGCGTCTTCAGGCCAGATAACGCCGGTCTCGTCCCAGTGGCCGTGCTGCCAGTACTCGACCTCGATCAGGTTGCCGTTGGGGTGGAACACCATCCGCTTGATGCGCGGGCAGACCTTCTGGACGCTTCCCGCTTCGCCTTGCCTGAGGTGGTAACCGCCGCAGAACTCGCAGGGCCTGTCGGGGCGGGTAGTGAAGATGGCCTGGGCGGCGGTCTTCTCCTGGCGGGTGAGACTCAAGTGCCCTCCGCAGTAGCCTTCCCGGCTGCCACGCGGGAGTCGCGGATGTACGCCTTGAGGTCTTCCGGCCTGACGCGGTAGAGACGGCCGAACTGGTGAGAGGGGATAGTTCCGGCTCGCAGCAGGCGGTAGACGGTCATCTTGCCGATGCCCAGTTCATCCACGACATCCTCGACCGAGAGCCACTTCTTGTTCACGCCGTCACTCTACTAGCGGGAAACCTCAGAGTCGTCTTCCGGCCAGCCAGTTCCCCCCGGTGTACCCGAGCTTCCCGGCCCCTCCCGGCGATGACGCAGCCAAGGCGCGGGCCAGGTAAGTCTCCGGGCTCGGCGCACACTTAGGGCAGGACCGCTCTTTCGGCGTGTACTTCGCCTCGCACTTCGGGCATGTCTTCAGGTACGCCTCTGACCAGGGGACCTGCGCGGGCCTGCCCCCGGCGTGCTTGGGCTTGACGGGCTCGATCTCGCAGCCGCAGTTGTGGCAGCGCTTGTCCTTGTCCTCGTTGACCCTGGCGCCGCACTTGTGGCAGTCGCGGAACCCGTAGACCTGCGCCCAGTTCCCCTGACCGGACCCGGACAGGTGGATCATCGCCCAGACCCAGGCGTCGGCGCGGTCGTCCCGCATCCGGTTCCGGTCATCACCCTCGGCCATCGCGGAGAGCTGGTCCTCGAGCTGCCGGAAGTTGTCGCCGACGTGATGGATGCGCCCCTGACTGAACAGCGACGAGGGGCCTTGCGCCCGGCTGACCTTGCCTTTCATGCCGTGCACGGTGCGGAGCGGGATGTTCGGGTCGACGGTCGACAGGAGGGCGCGCATGTAGTCGCCGGTCATGTTGACCTCGGCGACTACGCAGTCCGCGTTGTGCCGGTAGTACGCCTCGGCGACGACGCGCATCTGCTGGTCGGGGCTGAACTTCCCGGAGCAGTCCTCAAGGCAGTAGAAGTCCCCGTCGTCTCCCTCGGCCAGCACCACGATGCCGGACTCGTCGCTGGAGTCTTTGGACGTAGTGGCTGGATCCAGGGCGACCACGACCCTGCGCCACTGGGGGAGCTTGTCCTTGTCCTGGTAGACGCGGGTCTCGTTGAACTGCTCGACGGGGAACAGGGACCCGGCGGCGTCGGCGAGGAGCTTGCCCTGGAGTTCCTGCTGCAGCATGACCGGGTTGCCGGCGTACTCCCGTTCCAGCCGTTCCCGCTGCGCCCGGCTGAAGTGGATGTTCTCCGCGCTGATGGCCTCGGTGATGTGGACGCCGGTGCCGGGAGCACCATCCTTGCCGGTGAACTCACTTTTGGCGTCTTCGATGAGCTTGCGGATCAGCCGGATGCGCTTCGGCGTCGTGGTGATCATCAGCCGGGGCCGGTCACCCTTACGCAACGCGGGCATGAGGCCCTCGTGGTAGAACTCGAAGTAGCGGATGCTGGCCAGCTCGTCGAACCACACGTAGGACAGGTTCTGGCCCCGGATGGAGTCCGGTTTCTCGGCGGAGAACCCGCGGATCTTGGACCCGTTCGGGAGGGTGATCTCCTGCCGGTTCTTGTTGTAGTCCGCGATGTCGACGCCGTTGCGCTTCGCCTCGGCGATCAGCCCCGACTCACCCTCAAGGCACACCGCGCGGACATCATCGTAGGTTGGTCCGCAGACGCCGACGTGGATGTCCGGCTTGGACAGCGCCATTTCCAGCGTCCAGTTGGACCCGGCCTTTGTCTTCCCTGTCCCCCGGCCGGTGAGGTTGAGCCAGATGGACCAGTCAGGGTTTCCTGGGCACGGCGGGCATTCCGGGCAGTCGGGGATGCCGTGGGGGCAGCCGCAACGGTAACCCCGGTTGTCGGGGTCACCGTGACGCGGGTGATCCGGGGGCAGCTGCTTCGGGCGGGGTCCGCTGTCTTCCTCGTCGCTCTCGGGGCGCTGCCACCAGCGGAGCTTCGGGAAGTACAGGGCATGGTATTCCTCGAGGAACCGCTTCTGGATTTCGGGTGGCCACTGCTCGAAGCCTTCGGGGAGGTCGGCGGCGTCCACGGGCGCCCCCCTGTGCGGTCAGGCTGCGGGTTTCCCGTCGCGTACCAGGAGGGTGAGTTCCCCCTGGGGGCCGTAGGCGTCGGACCAGGGGCCGTAGTAGGCGACGGGGCCGCTGAACTTCGCCCACGTGAAAACCTCAGGCCCCCGCTGCCATGCTGTCCCCGCTGTGTCGAGGAGGATGTCGCCGGGCTCGGCTTGCGCTGCGGTGATGGTCACGCGGCTTCCTCGCCCCGCGCATACCCCTGGAACTTGTGTTTGCATTTCGCCACGTCCAGTGCCCGGTACAACGGCCACCCGCGCTCGTTCAGCCCTGCCCGCTCCAGGTGGCCGCGGCGGTCCCACTTGCGGATCCGGTCGGGTTTCACCCCGGCGACCTCGGCTGCCTCGGGGACGGTGAGGAGCATGCCCGGGCTCGTGATGACGACCAGAACACACCTCCGGACATGAAAAAATGCCCTCCGCGCCGTCTCCGGGCAGAGGACATGGTTCTCCTGGGACTAAACTGTATCTGTACAACCACCAGGGAACAAGCTACGCCGCAGGGTCAAGCGCGGCGAGTTCCTCACGGGTCATCCGCCGGTTGCATTCCTCGTTGATACACCTGATGTAGTCCTCGCCGTCACGGGCCCAGAGCGTGTAAAGACGGCAGCGGGGGCACGGCCGTTTGACGTGCTTGTCGACTTGCCCGGCGCGCGACTTCTCCAGCAGTTCCCGGTGCCAGTGTTTTGTCTCCCGGCCGAAGTCAACCCCCACGTCCGGGTGGGTGATCAGGCTGGCGAAGTGGGCGACGAGCCATGCGGTGATGGTGGTGATCTCGGAGGCGAGGTAGCCGCGGTGCGGTTTCGGGTCGTCTCCGCGTGCGACGGATTCCCAGTCGCGGAGCCACTGGCCGAGTTCGGCGAGGTCATCCATGCGCCGCGACGGGGACGGGACTTCGCGGCTGCCGCTGACCTTGCCGGCTTTGTCGTCGTTGCGGGCGTTGACGCTCGGGGGGAGCGCGGACAGGAGGCAGGCGAGGTCGTCAAGCTGGGAGAGCTGCTCGTGGATCTGGTTCTTGCACCGTCCGCACCAGGGGTCGCCGTAGACAGGCTGGAGTTCGGGGGGTGACGGGCGTGACTGCTCGGCGTTGAGGGGGTCGTATTCCAGGATGGCCTTGCGGTATTCGGCGTCGACCTTACGCCACCGGGAGTTGCATGGTCCATCGCAAGGAACCTCGCTGCTCATGGGCAAACTATGGTGTAGCGGGGCGGGTGATGCCAAGTCGACGCGCTACGTCTTGCACCGGCATCCGGGCCTGACGTGGACCTTGATGCCCCCGGCTGTCTCGTAGCAGGACCCGAACGGGCCGGGCCTGGACGTGGCGGCGACCCCGTAGAACGGGGAGAGCTGGGGCCGGTCCGTCAGGACCCGCGCCGAATTGTAGAAGGCGTTGCGGAACGGCGTGAACGGCTGCGGCTCATGCCTCGGCGCGGTATCGATCCGGTCGCCCGGTTCGCGGTCCCATGTCTTGCGCATGGTGCCGATGCCCTGCCCGCATTCGCCGCAGGTCTCTTCCTCCTCGCGCGTCGTCCAGAGGGTGTCGCAGTCCGGGCAGGTCCACGATTCGCCCAGCGCAAGGCTCTCAAGGTCCGGCCGTTTCGTGCACCTGTGCCGGGTGACTACCTCATCGCAGAGGCTGCAGCCCGTGAGGTAGCCGAACAGGCGCAGGCTCTTGGCCCGGCCGCACTCCTCGCACCAGTTGCCGGCCAGGTCGTAGGGGATGATCCCATTCTCGCTCACAGCCCGAGCTTCGCCTCGGCCGTGAGCCAGTCTGAGGCGATGGCGTCCTGAGCCGCGGCGAGCGTGACCCGCCCGTCGCAGACAGCATGGTTCAGCGCGTTCTCCACCCTGTCCTTCGGGTTAGGTGTCGGCGGAGTCTCGGGCCACAGGTTGGCCGCGTCGTTCGACCCGCCCAGTTCCAGCGACACGAGGTGGTCGAGTTCGGTCTTCTCTGCATGCGGGTCGCCGTAAGCGGGGTAGGCCACGCGGAACTTGAACCGTTCCGTCTGCGCCTCGGGCGGCCGGACTGTCCTGGTGTACCCGGACCGGCAGATGGTGGAGTGGATGTTCGCCTGGGTGACGGCCGGATCAATGGACCCGGGGGTGCAGCGGGGGTCGGGCAGCTGCCCGTGGTCGCGGTAGGCGCAGTGGCCGTGGATGGTCCCGGTGACGTGGCGGGGGTCGTGGACTTTCTTCAGGCCATGACCGGCCGGGGTGGCGGATGCGGAGGCTGCGGCGCATCCGGTGAGGAGCAGAGCGGTCGCGCTGGCGGCGAGGAGGCGTTTCACCGGGCCAGCGTAGCGGGGGATGCCGGTCACCGCAGGTCCCGCCACAGGTCCATCTGCTCTGGCGGGACACCGGAGGCTTCCAGGTTGATGTCGCGGAACCAGTCGGCGAAGGCGGCGAACTCCTCGTTGACCTTTTGCTCCTCAGCCACGGTCATCCTTCCCGGTTGTTCAGTTCGTGCCAGCGTGCCGCGTGGACGCAGTTCCACCAGTGCTCATCTCCCGGCCGGGTGCCGCAACAGGGACGCCGCGGGTCCCCGAACTCGCGGGGCAGGCCCGTGTCGCATTCCGGGCAGTACCATGCGACGGGGCTGAGGGCGAAGCGGTTGACCAGCGGCCCCGCGCACGGGTGCTCGCAGGCGGGCAGGAGCGTGACGCTGATACTGGCGGGCGGCGGGGGCATCACCTCGACGTCAAGCCTGCCGGACGACGGCCGGACGGCTGTCGCGGGCCTGTTCCCGAGCCACACCAGGAAGCCGCAGAAGCCGATGATGCCGAGGTAGGCGGCCTCGGCGATGGTGGAGTGAATGTCCCACCGCCACGCCGTCCCGGTGGGCCCGCCGTACCCGTGCCAGACCATCACGGGCCAGAAGCAGGTCACGGCGATGGGGCCGCCGATCAGCAGGAGGGGGCCGATGATCCCGTAGTCACCGTTTTTCATGCTGGGCGCGAAGGGGGCGCAGCGGGGGCACCGGCAGGAGCCGGCGTGGGAGCGTGGCGGCCGGCGGTAGACGGGCTGGTTGCTCATGCGTTCGCCCGTCCTTTCTTGCCGCCGTGGTCCGGGACCGGGGCGGGTGTGGGGGGCATGAACACGACCGGGGCGGGTACGGGGGGTTCCGCGCCGATCCAGACGGGTTCGTGGCGGGGATGCTGCCGCTGGACCTGCTTCACCGCGCCGGCGACCCAATCCCGCAGGGGCTTGCCCGTCAGGTCCCCGTACTCCGCGGGGACAGGATCAGCGCCGGGTGGGCAGCGGTGGCAGCGGATATACCCGAGCATGGCTTCGGCGGCTTCGGTGAGGAACGTGGTGATGTCGGATTTCTCCGCCGCGGCGGTGCTCTCCACCTCACCCCACAGGTCTTCGCGGAACCGCATGGTGTGGCCGTGGCGGTCATAGGGCTCGCATTCGCCGCGGTCCTGGTGATGCTGCGCGCACCAGGACTCGCGGGGGAGGGCCCGGGATGCTGTCATGTAATTCATCGTAATGCAGTCTCGCGTGGGGGGCAACTCCGGGGTGGCGGTGCTCGCGTCGAGACGGGCGGGACGCGATAATGGGGGGGTGGCGCACATCCTGCCTGACGGCGACCTGTTCGCGTGGTGCGAGCACGGCACCCCGCTCG